CTTGCGATAGGTTCGCTTCTTCGCGGTGTAACGTCGGGGGCGTCTTGTTGAGCGTCCAGCCCGGCGACCTCGGGCGAGGGATCGGCGGCCGGAAATCCTGTAGGCCATTTTGATGTGTCATAGACAATAATGGGGGGGCCGAGGGGGAGTATTTATACACGTTGGTCCCTTCGTGAGTCCGTGTTCTGGCTATAGTATTAGTTTGCCAGAACACTTTCATGCCTCCGAAGCAATTCCAATTCCAAGCTCGTTATGTCCTCCTTACCTACGCACAGTGCGGCGACCTTGATGCATGGGCCGTTAATGACCATCTGGCGTTCCTTGGTGGTGAGTGCATCATTGGACGAGAGCATCACGCTGATGGGGGTACTCATCTCCATGCTTTCTGCGATTTCTCCCGCAAATTTCGATCCCGACGACCCGATGTCTTTGATGTTGGAGGCTTCCACCCTAACATTGAAGCATCTCGAGGAAGGCCGGAATGCGGTTACGACTATGCGGTCAAAGATGGAGACGTGGTCGCTGGAGGGTTATCTCGGCCGAGCGGAAGAGGAGTTTACGAGGATGTGTCTTCGTGGAGCATTATTGTCAGTCAAGAAAGTGAGGGAGAATTTTGGGAATGTGTTGCACGACTGGATCCACGTTCGTTGTGCACCAATTACAACAGCCTCCGAGCATATGCGAACTGGAAGTACCGACCCGCTCCTGTTCAGTACGAACATCCCACCGGGGTCGAATTTGAGCTCGGAATGGTACCTGAGCTGGCTGTATGGCGAGAGGTCGCTCTTGGAGCTGATCGGCAACGAGGTGAGTCATACTTTCCTTCACGTCCCTGCGGGGCTGGAACATATCTTGGCTAGGGGTGTTTGGGCAGGAGCGTTGCCTGTAGCACGGGGATTTGTCGGGCCACTCGCTGGCGCTCAGACAATGGCCACGACACCGAACAAATCCCCCGTGCCAGGTATATTCAATGCTTAGTCATTTGCTTACGTAATCAGGAAGAGCTAAGAGCTTAGTCATCTACGGCGATACTAGATTGGGAAAGACGCTATGGGCTCGTTCCCTTGGGACCCACATCTACACTATCGGGCAGATGTCAGGTGAGGTTCTCCTCCGAGATGGTCCCGACGCCGAATACGCTGTTTTCGATGACATGAGGGGTGGTCTTGAGTTCTTTCATGGGTGGAAAGAATGGTTTGGTTGTCAGTCTGTGGTCACCGTCAAGAAGTTGTACAAGGACCCGATTCAGATGCCTTGGGGGAAACCTGTTATCTGGTTGGCCAATCGTGATCCTCGGGAGGAATTACGTGATGGCATCAACAATCACACTAGCATGGGCAAGCAAGCATCAATCGAGGGGGACATCAAATGGTTGGAGGGAAATTGTATTTTTGTGGAGTTGGATCACGCTATTTTTCGTGCCAATAGTACGTAGATTGCGACGACACAATCAAGGCATCTTCTGGCTCGTCAGGCGCTGGACAAAAATAGAAATCGACTATGTAAATGTTGCCTAATCCGGACTTTGAGTCGACGCTAACTGGGGATGGCGTCATGCTAAGACCGTCCTCATCGTCATCGTAAACGATGGTCCGATTGATTGAGTCATACATCTTCCGGACAACCGGCTTGGGCACCTCATTGCCGGAACTGTAATTAAACGAGCGGTCTGAAAGGATGGTGACTCGTGTCTTGTCCGTCTTGGCTCGGAATGGGGAAATCCAATCAACGCCACCAGTGCCGCTAAACAATTTCTCTAGCACGGCATTACGTAAATCGTTGTAGGGTCCTTCGGTGATGTTACCCAAATCCCGCATAGGGAGGGCGGTGGCAGACGTAGTTTCGTAGGGCTGTACGCCGATGTTTTGTTGCACTTCGGTTGTCGTGAACTCATCCTTAGAGGCGAACATGATGCGGCGGTGCCACCATGCTGTGGAAGAATTCGGGATAATGGTGTATGTCTGACTAAAGCCTTTGACATAGGTCCTCGTGTCGGTTCGGTAGGCCCGATAAGCTGCATTGTTGGGAACAAGATAGCGGTGGCTAAGATTTGCGAGGGTCATGTGGACACGGCCATTCTCGTTTGATTGGTTCATGGTGAGAGCCGTGCCCGGAGTTAGGGGGGATTCCGGGGAGGGGTTGCTTCCTTCGAACGCCGCTGACAGCATGCTGTCCCGCTTTTTCCGACTCATTACATTGATGAGCTTGCGCTTGGTCATCTTGCGCTTGCGATAGGTTCGCTTCTTCGCGGTGTAACGTCGGGGGCGTCTTGTTGAGCGTCCAGCCCGGCGACCTCGGGCGAGGGATCGGCGGC